TTTAGCAACCAAAGTTGAACTGTCAGTGCCACGCCATGCTTCGGCAAATCCTGGATCTTCTACGCTATCACTTCCGGTATCATTTATAAACAAATACCTTTGTCCTTCAGATGCTGCGGGCAATCCATTTACGGTTCCTGGACCTTTTGCTTGCGGATCAACAATAGCATTAACTGGCGATAATGTGTTTGCAGGAATAGTATCTGTATCAACAGTAAACAGTAAAAACCTATCATCAGTAGGATCATATGATACTGTGCCAACAATAATACTGTCATCATAAGGATTATCTAATCTTACTTGGCTTATACCATTACGTAGAGAACCATATAGGTCTATAACTTTGTGCCAGAGCAAATTACTAGGAGGAGCACTTGGCACCTGTACTCCTGCATTATTTGTAACAACTGCTTGTGGTTCAAGCACTTGTAATTTATTTCCAATCAATAGTGTTTGGTAGTTGAATGGTGTAAACTTTTGTCTTGTACCCATAAGCAAATCACTATCATATATTGCTTCATTGAGATCACCAGTACCATCATATACACTTGCTATAATTCTTTCAACTACACCTAATTTTTTAACCTTAGCAGGTGGAGATATGTATATTGGCATAACAAATCTCAGTGTTGCTATGTCAATCGGGTCGTCGGTTCCTTGTGGAATTGAACGACTACTCCAAGTTACCTGTTCCAAATACATCACACTTAAACTGGTCCAGTCTATAAAGTTTTCAGTGCTTTGTATTTCTAAACTTGGATTGAACAATGTTAATAGTTGTTCAAGTAATTGTAATTTTTGATTGGTGTTTGATGTCCATATGTCAAGATTGACTTCAAGATCAAAAGGCACAGGCATTAGTTTTTCTATAGTAAAAGCATTGCCTTGTGTGGTTTCATATTCTTGAGCTTGAGTATCCCAGTACCTTTGTCTAACATTTTGTTTTTGTACAAATGTAGGATCTTGTATTCTATCACGTGCATAGTTTAGATTAGTAATATGAAATGTCATTAATGGTGTACTAGGTAGACTGTTTGCACTGTTTTGTTGAATAATTGTTTGTGCTTGACGTGTTGCATCACCATATCGCACAGGGACTCTATACAATGCTTTCTGTGTATTGTCTTCGGTTCTTCCGTATTCTACTTGAAAATTACTAAACACTCGAGTAAACTGCAACAAGAACCTGCGTATTTGTTCGTCGTAAAAGAAACTTTGGAGTGCCATTATGTTACCTTACCATAATATTTTAATCTTGCGTAACTCATTTTTTCTTTTGTTTCACTATTGTGTTTTTTGCCATTTACTTTATTTTCTAGTTTATAAATGTGCATTAGTTGTCAGCCTGGGGTTTAAGTATCTTGCTTAATGGTTGACGTTCAGGAATATTACCACGATCTGCAGTTGCAGTTTCGTTGGTATTATTTACAAAACTACTACGTTGTGTTTGGGATAGTACGTTGCCGTAGTTTGCAACTGCTTTTTCTTTATCACCTGGTGTCAAATTGGTTCTCACATCGTCTTCGTACTTAATCCATCGTGTGCCACTATAGCGAAAAAGTCTATTTGGATAATAGTCTAGTCTAAGTGCAAAGTCTCCTTCTTGTGCATTTTGTGGAAAACTTGTTCCCGGAGTAACTGGTAAGCCATTTGGTGCAATACCATCTCCAGTTAGGTATCCTAGTGTATATCCATTTGCTCTTGGTGACTGTGGTTGTCCGTCAACATCTACATTTGTAGTATCGACTGTGATTCCTGTGTTATCAACTGTATAACTGTTTGGATCTGCTGGAGATCCATCCTCGTTAGTAGGAACAATATAAAATTTTACTGTGTCGTAACCACTAAGTGGAACTTCGTATTCTGCCTGTGCAAGAATAGCATCATTGATCTCTCTATCTTTAACAACTGTTCCAAATGTTTCTTGTTCAGTAAGTGGTTCGAACTCTTCCCAGTGTTCAGTACTGGTGATTTCCACACCTGGATCTACATCCTTGATTGCTTTGTAATAGGTATTGTTATGTAAAACAATACTTCCGCTTGGATAGTAGTTTCCGTTATCCCAGATATTTTCAACTTCAAATGGTTTCTTGAGTATATCGTTATACTCTTGAGCACTTACAAGAGGTGTTGCTTTTACACGCCACAGATGTGGTAACCAAGTTTGTGAAAATCCTTCACTTGCAAAGGCTGCGTCTTGTATTACATAGTACTTCGGTATAGCTCGAGCAATATTACTATTAAGAGGGTTGTAATCTTTAAGGTTTGGTAGTTCAAGAACGTCTCCACTCATGAGTTTACGACCAAGTGTTTCAATCATAAAGTTGTAATGAAAAGTAATAAACAGTGTGTCGTTGTTTAAAAACAATCCAAATTGACTGAGATCAAAATCTATGTCCTGCGAGTTGTATACACCTCGCATTTGGTATATATCATCATCGTATTTTCTGTCTCTGTTTTCAAGTAAGAATAAATCTTCTATAAACAAAGGACTTTCACTGCTATATGCAGGTTGTGTTGCATCTTGAGTGCCACCGCTTACACTGGAACTGTCATCTCCATGAGGTTGTGGTCCAAGGTACTTGTGAACAAACATATCGACTCCGCCAACCTGATACATTTCCATAATAGTACGGTCAATGAATTTGTAATCGTTTTGACGATTTGGACGATAAAGACTTAATCTAGGCATACAGTAATCCTTCTTACTGTATTTATGGTTTTAGATAGCAACCTTAACTGGATCGTTACCAGTGATAGTAGTCATCTTTTTGCAAATGTTAGCAACTTCTTCAAGTGTTAACCAACCACGAACAGTATCGCCTGGTTCTGTAATGCCAGGAAGTTCTATGCCGTGACCACTTTTATCATTTACCATAATCTCAAACAAGCCTTGTTTGCCACCGTAACTGGCTTCGTGTTGTACAATACTCAACTCATACTTTTTATAATCAAGCACAAGTTGTACGCCTTTATGATATTTGCTTGTATCAAACTGCAAACCTAATATAGTACTGTTCATTTAAATGCATCCTTGGTTGTGCCTCCACCAACATAACCTTGGTTGTTTTTGTTTCTTTGTTCTAACCTGTCAATCATTTTCATCATGTTAGCAATCATTCTATCAGTGGTTGATTGTTGTTCAACTCCTGCTGGAATACACACTGCTTCGATATCAACATTTTTTAGAGCATCAACTGCAACCATGCAGGTTTCTTTGTCTGCATAAGTCATTGGATTAGCCAACATCATTGTAACTAACATAAATTTCATTTTTCTGATCCTCCATTAAGTTCTTTATTCATCTTACGTAAAAGATACATAGCATTTTGTCGCCAGTAGTCTTTGCCCCAAGTACCTTCCGCACAAAATTCTGCAGCTTGCCAGCAGTTGTCTATACGTCTTTCGTATAGTTGAAATATTCCATTATCCATATTTTGCCTCCGACATTTCATCTTTGTAACACTCGACTATTTTAGGAATGTAAACCAACAACTCAACTGCATCAATACCATCTTGTAGTCTTGCAGTCTCTATCATTTCAAACAACTCTTTTTCTGCTTCACTAACTGCATCATGTTTGCCAGTTTCGTATGTAACTAATTTAATGTTTTCATTCACTGCGGCAGTAATTTGAACTTTGTATTTCATTATGCTACCTCTGCGGCTTTTTTATCATCCAACTCATAACCATCCTGCCATAAGATCCATGCATCATCATTGTTAGCAAAACCATATTCACTGGCAAAGTCCATTGAACTACTGTGCATTACTCTATCTGCTAGACCTCGGGTCTTGATTATATAACTAACCATTTCAGCGGTTTTTGCAAAACCAACACAATTAAGTTCCTTAGCAACATCATCTCTACCACCGTAAAACTTAATACCACCATTTTCAGCACTTATAAAATCTATCTTTGTCATCTAGCTCTCCTTGTTTCTAACTATACATATATAATAACATAGTTTGAATATAAGTCAACCTTTTTATTGTAAAAGAATAAAATAATCGTGGTTGACACTAACTACATACATGTTATACTCTGTACACAGTTAGAACTATAGGAGCATTCAATGGCAAAAGGCAAAAGTTTAATGAAGCCAGGCACTCGTAAGAAGAAGCCTGTTGTACGAAAACAACGTAGTAAAGCACAAGATCCAAGTTGGGCAAGTGCATTGGACATGAGTGGCGAAGCCTATCATAGACATAAACGTGCTTCGGTAGATTGGTACTATCATGAACGTAAGCCAGTTGAACTGTTTCCTGACTTACTTGCTTGGATGAAAGAAAACGACTATAGCAAAGAAGATATTGCAACTATAAAACGACATGGACACAATGGCATGGTTTATCCAAGCATTTATGCTAGATGTCTACGCCAAGGTATGCCAGATATACATCCTGAGCATAATGCATATTGGCAAACATTGCCTGGCACAATTGGTGATGTACATCCTACCAGTGATTATGTTAAAAAAAGTATTGCACAAGCCTTAGAACGCACACCACCTGTACCAAAACTTGTTGTAGATAATACAAAACCAAAAGTCGAACGCAAAACTATACAAGAGAACATGCGTGATAAGACAATGGACATAGAAGGTGCAGTGCATGAACTGGTTGATCAGTTTATGGCAAATGATTGTAAGGATCCTGACAAGTACAGTCTTATGAAATTGTTACGTGATGAAGGATGCCCTCCACAAACAATAGATATTATTTCTGATCCACTAAAAGCACAACTTAGTGAAATCAATGAACTTATGAATCCACCTACAAAGAAAGAATTTGCAAAGTTGTCAGAGCAAGAACAAGACATTGTTGCACAATTAGAAGAAGGCTACAGTCACCTAGGAAAGTTACAGATACGTAATTTGCAAAAGTTTTTAGAAAGAGCTGTTGCTGATTGTGCAAGTTATGTGCAGGTTAAAAAAGCTGATAGAGCACCAAGAGTTGCCAAACAAAAAACACCTGCCCAATTGGTACGTAAGTTTAAGTACCTTCGACGTTTTGATGAACTAGAACTTACAAGTATTTCACCAGAAAAATTAGTTCATGGGTCTGAAGCATGGCTATACAATACAAAAACACGAAAGTTGATTTATGTAGTTGCTGACGAAACAATCAAAACCTACAGTATCAAAAGCAACAGTGTAATAGGTTTTGACCCAAACAAAAGTGTACAAAAAACACTTCGTAAACCTGCTGAGCAACTTAAAGAACTTATGACTGGTGGCAAACCTAATAATCGTAAACAGTTTGCTGGCATTAAAGCCACCGAAATAAAGTACAACGGCAGAGGCAACGAACATGTTGTAATACTGAAGGCCTGGTAATTTGCATAAATACTATCATAGGATGGTATTATGGCTGAAGTACAACAAACTCTTGATCAAACATTAGAAACAAAAAAACAAGAAGCATTTGACTATGTCAAGTTGCAGTTAGGCGAAGGCATAATTGACACTGAACTTGATGCTAGTCATTATGAAAGTATCTACCAACGAACCATTGGCACATACAGACAACGTGCTGAAAATGCTTTTGAAGAAAGTTACAATTTTCTTACACTCACTGAAGACACAAACATCTATACATTGCCACAAGAGATTCAATCAGTAAGACAAGTTTTTAGACGCACAATCGGATTCAGCAATGGCGGTGAAGGAACTGCCTTTGAACCATTTAGTGCCGCCGCCTTAAACACTTATCTACTTAATGGCAATCAGATGGGTGGACTTGCAACATATGATTTCTATTCACAGTATGTCGAACTTACTGCAAAAATGTTTGGTGGATTTTTAAATTATAATTTTAACAATGCAACCAAACAACTGACACTTATGCGTGATATCAAAGCCACTGGCGAAGTTGTCCTGCTTTGGTGTTATAACCTACGTCCAGAAGTACAACTACTCACTGACTTCTCCACACAACAATGGATCAAAGATTACATGGTAGGCAATGCAAAACTGATTATTGGCGAAGCAAGGGAAAAGTTTGCTACCATTGCAGGTCCACAAGGTGGTACTGCACTCAATGGTGCACAAATGAAAGCAGAAGGTACTGCTATCATGGATGCAAAGATTGAAGAACTTAAAAATTATGTAGATGGATCTCAACCACTTACCTGGGTAATTGGCTAATGCGAGCCGAAGAGTTTATTACTGAAGCAGAAATTATTTCTGAACACGAAATGGTGTTCTCAAGGAAAGGTAACAAACTTAAAACCAAATGGCGTTGTACCAGCGGTGCTAGACGTGGACGTGTTGTTGGTAATGCCAAAGATTGCGATGCACCTATAGATCAGAAAAAGCGGGCACAGATGAAAGTGACTCGGAAGACCAAAAGCAAACAAGCCGCACGTAAAGCCAAAAAAACAAAACGTGTAAATCCAGCAAGTAAATTGTTAGGTATGTTAAACAAGATCCGCAAACAAACTGTGTCATCGGGCGGAAAAGTACAACGTGCATACAAGCCACCAAAGACGAGTCTAAAAGGCACAGTTGGCACAAAGAAAACAGTAAAACCAAGAAAATAGGTTGACATTGATTGGTATCCTGCTATAATGATAGCATGGATATTATGATAGATATAGAAACTGTAGGCACAGGACCTAATGCCTGTATTCTTACAATAGCAGCACAGACCTTTGATCCTTTTAGTGTTGGATACCATAAACAAGATTACTATGCCAGAGTTGATGTTGATAGTCAACCAGATAGAGAAGTTGATGACTCAACTGTAGAATGGTGGGCAACACAACCACAACAAGCACAAGACGAAGCATTCGCTGAAGAAGGCAGAATACCACTTAAACAAGCATTAGAAGAACTAAGCAAGATATGTTTTCATTGTAATCTTACGTGGGCCAATGGTACAACATTTGATATGGTCATATTAGAAAATGCAATGAAACAATTAGGCTTGCCTATACCTTGGCAGTTTTGGAATGTGAGAGATGCACGAACTGTTTATAGTCTATATCCTGACTTACCTAAGCCTCGTGCCAGTCATCATGCTCTTGAAGATTGCAGAAGGCAAATAGATTTGTTACAACAAACAATAAAACATTTGAAGGTATCTGGACTTAAATGATAATAGGTATATGCGGACTGATAGGCAGTGGCAAAGGCACAGTTGGTGATATTCTTGTGGAGCAAGGATTCAAAAAACTAAGTTTTGCTGACAAACTCAAAGACGGTGTTGCTACTATATTTGATTGGGACAGAGCAATGCTTGAAGGCGATACTGATGAAAGTAGAACTTGGAGAGAGCAACCTGATGAATTTTGGTCGACTGAAACAAAAATGGAAGTCACTCCTCGATTGGTTCTTCAGTTGTTTGGTACTGATTGTTTGAGAAACG